AAGCAAAGTGCAGGCGGGATTTAATAAAGGCAAATCAAGAGCCCTGGGGGTGGTTAGGTAATGAGCAGATTGAAAATATATACTGCAGGATTAGTTTATATCGAAACGATTGGCAGTGTGTTTTCCGCAGATCGAAGAGAGGTAATCAATGCAGACAATTCGCTGTCATTTACAATGCCATTGACTTCTGACACCACCGGGCTCATTAACGATACAAATGTCATTGAGCTTGACGGAGATTACTTTGACATTGCAAAATATAAGAAATACCAGTCCAGTGACGGATCACTGTCTGCAGATGTCGAATGTGAGCACGTATCCTACCGGCTCAATGACCCGGAATATGACCTAGATTACTTTACCGAGATCGGTACTCCGGCATATATCTTTTCACAATTGCTGGCGGGGACTGGCTTTACTGCAGGAACGATTGAATTTACCGAAGAAATGACCTACTCAGCACAGGAATCGATGTCACGAAGAGCACTCTTGGTACAATTTACCGAACTGCTTGGAGGTGAGCTCCTGTTTAATGGGTTTACGGTATCCATCCTAGAGCAACGGGGCAGTACAACGCCTATAAATTTGGTCGAGGGACGAAATATCGATGTCATATCAAAAAGCACTGACAAAACGACAAGAGACATACTTGGGAATCCAATCGTTGCATATGAGTGCAGCCTGATCAACCCCGCCGACATCTATCTTGGGGACGTTGTAACAATGGGATACGATACCCTTGGCATCGATATAACCCTCAGAATCGTAAGCATAACGACCAATCCATATAATAAGTACGAGGCTAGTTTTAGTGTCAGCAATACGGTTGATACGGTCGAGGCGGAAGCATACCGGATAGCTACCAGTACGGTTGGCAAGGATAAGCTTTACAATGGCACAAGAAGTGAACCAGAGTTTGGATTCGAAAACATCCTGAGCAACCTGAAAGCACGTAGCTATTTTAATGCAACTGGATTTGCGATGCAGACCGGGGACGGGTCCGGAACGAATTGGGTTGACAAACTATATATAGAAACGGATCCCGAAACGGGAGTATCGAGGCTGATGTATGACGGAGAATTGACGACCAACGTCATCAATGCCATCAAAGCCAACATCGATGTCGTGGTATCCAATACGGTGATCGTCAACAATCTTTATGCACAATATGGCCGTATTGCGGATTTGACTGTAAACGAACTTAACACGGGATTTAAAAAAATCACGAATTATCTAAACAATGATACGTCCGATGTTAATTATATTCGTGTTTACGACCAAAATACTGAGTTTATTACCGCTGCAACCACCGGGCTGGAAACAGAGCATTACACCGCTAAAGACAATGTGCCATTATATTGGGTAGATATTACTCATACGGGGATGACGACCAGCGCGACGAATTATCCAGTTACGATTTATAAATACGCGGAGATTATTAAACTGCAGATCTGTTTTTATTTGGACGATACGACAGGATACTATACGCCCAAGATGGTTTGGGGTGCTGGATCTGGTGCAACACAAGACAGCGGGAAAACATTTGTATACAAAGGTTCGGATGGTTACTACATTGATTATCGTCATAGTGTAACAGGAGAAAGCACAATCTTCAAAATTACAGATGATGGCATTGATCTCTCGATGTTTCCGACAGTCACGTTTAATGAAGACAAGTTTTCAATCGATGACTTGGAAAACAGTCTATCCACAGAGGAAATTGATGCTGAAATCAATAAGATTGTCAGTGGAGTAGCCGGTATTGTAATAAAAAACTAGCGAAGGGCGGCAGATCGTCGGAAGGTGATGATTCAGATGCAGAGCAGAGCATCCTGATGATTTACCATACCTGTGTTATGAAATTCGGATGGAGCCTCAAAGATGTAGATGATACAAACTTTGAGACCTTGTTGGATTTTATTTTCTACAAAGATCCTGATACACGGGTGATCAGCGGCGTTACATATAAGCGGGCATCTCAAGCCCCATCGTGGTTATAAAGTAAAGGCGGGTGAAATAAATGGCTTACGATATTGGACCCAAGATAGGCATAGAGGGCGAGGCAAAGTTTAGGTCTGCCATTAATGATATAAACGCAAACATGAAGACTTTGGGCACTGAAATGCAGGTCGTGGCTTCTCAATTCGATAAAAACGACACCAGCATAGAGGCATATAGTGAGAAAAACAAGGTCTTAAATAAGCAGATTGACCTACAAAAAGAAAAGCTTGAAGAGCTTAAAAAGGGATTAACCGCTGCAGCCGATAAGTATGGCGAGAGCGATAAAGTAACCCAGGGATGGCAGCAAGCAGTCAACAAAGCAACGGCAGACTTGAACGTCATGAGCAGAGACCTTACAAGTAATGAGGATGCCATAAACAAGGCCACCGATGAGCTTGCAAAGATGGATACTGAGCTTGGACAGACAGAGGCCGCCATGAATGAAATGGCAAAAGAGACATCTGATGCCACGGACAAGACTAACAAATTCGGAACAGCAATAAAAGAGGCTATAAAAAATGCGGCAAAGACATCGGTGAAGGTTGCCGCCACAAGCATAGCCGCCGTAGGCACTGCCTCTGTTGCAGCTGCAGCCGGTGCCTTTAAATTGGCCTCTGATGCAGGGGAGGCAGCAGACGAGTTATTGACGCTATCCGCCCAGACCGGAATTACAACAGAAGAATTGCAGGAAATGCAATATGCCTCTGAATTTGTAGATGTTCCGCTGGAAACGATGACCGGATCCATGGCAAAGCTCACTAAAAACATGAGCGGGGCAAAAGATGGAACCGGAACGGCGGCCGAAGCATTCAAAACGCTTGGCGTATCGATAACAGACAGCAATGGCGAGCTTTTAAGCAATCAAGATGTTTGGGCAAGCACATTGGATGCCTTGGGTAATGTAGCCAATGAGACCGAGCGGGATGCTTTAGCCATGTCATTATTTGGCAAGTCCGCCCAAGACCTGAATCCACTTATTAAGGCCGGATCTGATGAATTAGCCCGTTTGGGCGAAGAAGCTCACACAATGGGTGCTGTATTGTCTGACGAGTCGCTGGCATCTGCCGGAAAATTTGATGATATGTTGCAAAAGGTTAAGGCATCCGCAACGGGAGCCGCAACCCAGCTTGGAGTTGCCGTTATGCCGGCGGTGAGTACAGTATTAAGTGCAGTCACAGACATTATGCCGCAGATTGCAACGGCTATATCTACCGGAGACTGGTCCGGGGCGACAACAGCCATAACAGGCATGGTGCAGGGATTGCTGACAAATATTACAGCAGTACTTCCGGACATGGCAGGCGTGGCCACAACAATACTGACTAGCCTTGTAACAATGTTAGTATCAGTCATTCCATCAGTCGTGCCCATACTTGTTGAGACTGCAGTTACGCTCATAAATACATTGGCACAGCTATTGGTTGATCAGGGGCCTACTTTAGTGCAAACAGGTGTCAATGCATTATTTTCATTTCTAGAGGGTGCCTATGAGACGTTCCCACTTCTAATCGAGGCGGCTATAAGCATTGTTTTAGCCTTAGTCGATTCGCTTATTGAGAACCTTCCAACATTTATACCGGCAGCCATAGAAATGATAATGACAGTGGTCAAGGGATTGATAGATGCCCTCCCAAAACTTATAGAGGCAGCATTTACAATCATAGAAGCATTAACTTACGCACTGATAGACAACCTCCCGCTATTAGTTGATGCCGCAATTGAGATCATAACAAAGCTTGTATTGGCACTTGGCGAAAACCTTCCGATGCTTGTATCTGCAACACTGAAAATAATGCTGGCATTGGCAGCTGGATTAATAGCCGCAATTCCGCAGCTGATAGCAGCTATTCCAAAAATTCTAACCAGTTTAAAAGATACCTTTGAAGATTACGACTGGAATGGAGTAGGTAAAGCCATTATTGATGGCATAAAAACAGGCGTTAAGAATGCAGCAAAGGCATTGGCGACGAGCGTTAAAGATGCGGCATCAGGGGCATTAACTGCAGCAAAAAACTTCCTCGGAATCCATTCTCCATCTACCGTCATGCGTGACCAGGTAGGTCTGCAAATCGGTGCCGGAATGGCAGAAGGCATAGAAGATAGTGCCAAGCAGGTCAATGCAGCCATGTCAGTACTTAATAAACACGTTACAGACAACGACTTGTCCATATCGACAACAAACGGAACGGGAGTATCTGGAACCGGAACAATCGTAATTCAAAACCGTACCGAGCTTGACGGCAAGATATTGACAACATCGACAAGCAAAGTGCAGGCGGGATTTAATAAAGGCAAATCAAGAGCCCTGGGGGTGGTTAGGTAATGAGCAGATTGAAAATATATACTGCAGGATTAGTTTATATCGAAACGATTGGCAGTGTGT